ATAATCCTATTATGTAGTAACGCACTGCTTACTTATGCATCGCTTAGTTTACTTAGTATAGCAAAGGCATCGTGTATGTGTAGTATGCATAGTGTATGGTGTAATAGAGTGATGATAAAGTGATGACGTGCTTGAGGGGCTCACTACGTTCGCCCCCATTCTATACTGTATCTATACTGTACTGTGTCTTTTATGTCACAGCTTTTATGAATGTGTTGTGTATATAGCATATGTAACTTGACATCATTCAATCAATAAGACATATTGCATTTGTAAGCTCACGTGAGCGTAGCGATGTGAGGTTACTCTTGTAGCAAGACATTGCTCCTAAGCATTCTAGAAAGGATCTATACATGACCACATCTATTCCAACTGTGCTCAGCACTAGTCCTTTCTGGACTAGCAATGGTTTGAATGCTGCTAACAGTACAACCAACCCATACGCTATGGCATTCAGCCACAACAGCACTGAGCGCATGCTTAGCCAGCTAATTGGTAAAGCATCCAGCCGTGGCCTACGTGCAACCATTCGTGCGCTAACTGGTGTTGCTCCTGGTGCAAGCAAAGCATCTACCAACTACCGTGTTACAGCAATCAACAGCCTAACCAATAATGCAGACTACGGTGGTAATCGTGTGATTGAAGCACAGGCTGCATCATCTGGTGTGTCTGTCGCTGCTGATGTCACTTATATCAATAAGTGGATCAACGATCAGATCAACAGCATGCAGCCAACTATTGCCAACTATCCAGTAGATCTATCTGGTAATGGCGGTGGTAGCAAGGTAGGTCGCTAACATGTTCAATGAAATGAGCTCAGAAGAGCAGTTAGCTGCTGCACGTGCTCTGTTAACCGCAGAGCGCGCTCCCATGAACACTGCTAACCTAAACCGTGCAATGGCAGCATTGTCACAAGGTCAAGCACAACTACCAGCAATGAGTGCCGCAGATCGTCCTACGCCTACTGCACGTCGTCGTGCACCACCAGAGTTTAATGGCAACAATCCACAGAATGCTGCAACACAGCCAACTGTAGTGACCGCTGCACCATTAGCTGCTGCATCTGCGGCGCAACCTATTGCTACTGCACCAGTAGTAGCTGCTGCGCCTCCTGTAGCGCCAGTAGTTGGTGACACACAAGCGGCTGCTGCCAGTGTTCCTGTAGCGGCTACTCCTGTAGAAGCTGCACCAATGAGCGGCATGGATAGCACACTAGAAGCTATGATGGGCAATGGTCCACGCACTTCTGTGGATAACTTCATGGGCGCGGAACCTGCACCACTTGTTGCTTCTAATGTAGAAACGCCTACACCACCTGTGCCCGAACGTGGTGATGTGGTAGCAGATCGTGTAGCATCTGAACGCCGCATTGGTTCTGCTAATGGTGCCACACGCATTGATGAGAATGCGCCAGAACGTGGTATGTTTGCTGGCGCACCAGAACGCTTGGCTACTGATGTAGAAGACCCAACTGGTCTAGGACTAACACTACTAGCTATGGGTGTTGGTGGTGTAGGTGCCGCCGCACGTTATGGAATCCCAGCCGCAGAGACTATAGGCGCACAAGCTAGTCGCTTAGTTGCCGGTGATCGTGCAGTACGCGCGGCAGAAGCGACTCAGGCAGCGCAACAAGCTGCAAGCCGTAATCTAGCAGAAGCTGCGCGCACTGGCACACGTGGGACAGTACAACCAACGCCTCCACCAACTAAGCCTCGTATATCAGTGCGTGCAGACTCTCGGCCAAGCGCACAGCCTGCGGCACCCGCAGCACCACCTAGCGTACCACGCGATAATACACTAATACCAAGCAGTGGTCGCCCTGACATTATACCAGCTCCACCGCTAGTGCCACCAGTGCCAGCAGCGCCAGTAATGCAAGTTGCTCCATCACCACAGTTGATGCTTAATGCGCCACCACAACAATTGCTGCTTACCGGTCCTGGCCCACAGGCAATGCTATCTGGGCCACCAAGGCTGCCAATGATTACTAATCAGAGTTTGCCATCTGCCGCAGAAGTTGCAGCAATGTCTGGACGCAATATGCAAGGTGGACGCAATCTAGTGCCAGGACCGCGCGCTAATCTAGCACCAGGGCCACGTCGTGGCGCACAAGGCACTACTCCAGAATCACCTCCTACTATGAACGTGCCCGCATCTGTGCGTGAAGCAATGCGTCGTCGCATCTTTGAGTCCATTCGCTAATGGCTAGGTCGTCACTACCATCACCCAGTGACCCATTGCGTCTAGAGGATGGTAGCATGGCCATGCCTACTAATCGCATAGAGGTACAACGTGTAGCAGTGCCTTCTAATACTGAGGCAAAGCGCCTAGTTTCACAGACTAGGCGTAAACTGGCTGATATGCCAGCACTGCCAGCACAGATGAATAGCTATGCTGCTATTCTAGTCTATACTGCAAGTGGCCTAAGTGATGCAGAGATCAGTGTTGCCACTGGATTCACAGTAGAGCAGGTGCTAAAACTACGTGCAGCACCGGCATACTCAGTGTTAGAAGAGAATATCATCAATGCAGTGAAGCAAGAGTCCACACAAGAGGTTAATTCCATCCTTGCACGCGGTAAAGTGCGTGCTGCACAGCGTATTGTAGAGATGGTAGATAGTGAAGTAGATGTCCTAGCACTCAAAGCAGCTGATTCACTGCTAGATCGCACAGGGCATAAGGCAGTAGAGAAGGTAGAAGTCAACCATATGCAGATGCTTCGCATCGAAGTGGTTGATAAACAGACTAGAGACATCCCAATCATTGATATGGAGAGGTAATTATGGCTACTGTAGCTGACCTAGCAGGTCTAGAAATCCCTGGCCGCAGCCCTGGTGGCGTAGATGTGCCACTATGCAGCGTAAATCGTACACGGTCTAGCACACCACAAGGAGCACTTACTCCATCATTCCGTGCTGAACGTGTGCAAGATACTACTACTGGCATTGTGTACCGTGCAGTTGGTCTTACCAACAACACATGGACTCAAGATTACTACGATAATAGTAGGTAATCATGGCGCTTAACGCATCTAGTATGGCAAAGCTGCAAGGTGTGCATCCTGATCTAGTCAAGGTGGTCCTTGCAGCCGCAGAGCGTAAGCAATTCATCGTCACAGAAGGCTTACGCACTAAAGAACGACAAGCAATGCTTGTTGCCTCGGGTAAGTCACAGACTATGAATAGTCGCCACATCACTGGTCATGCTATAGACTTCGTGCCATGGAATGATAAGAATCATGATGGCTCAGTGAGTAACGATGAAATCAGTTGGAAGATGATTGATTTCATCCCTATCGCTGATGTGTTCAAAGAAGAAGCTAGGCTATTGCATATCCCCATTGAATGGGGTGGTGATTGGATTAGCTTCAAAGACGGTCCGCACATTCAATTAACACAGAAGGATTATCCACGATGAGCTTTCTTGCTGCACCGCTATTCCGACAGGCTGTACAGTTTCTTGCTGGTGTGATCGCCACTACTGGCGTCATGTCCGCAGATGATGTGACTACAGCAGTTGGTGCTATCGCATCACTAGCCAACATTGGTTGGATGGTTTACGCTAACGTAACCAAAAAGAAGTAAGTAATGAAGAAGCCACTGTACGATACACCACGTCCTGCTGGCATGAAGACTACGCACATGTCACCAGGACAGAAGACTAAGGCAGCAATGATTGCTAAGGCTTCTGGTGACAAGAAAGTTGGCCTATACGCACGAATCAACGCTATGAAGAAGGTTAAGTAACATGCAAACGCAACGTGAAATGATTGCTGAGATTCTCCGTCAGGTAACTGAGGATGAAGTTGCAGAAGACAACGGCATGATGCACGATGCTAAGAGTAAGAAGCTCATGCAGCGTGTCCGTGGCAATGCACCAATGCCTAAGCAGGATGCAGAGCTAGAGATGGAAGAAGAGTCTGGTGCAGGCAACGGCCCAGGCGCTACTACAGCAAAGCAGTATGTTGCACGTAAATGAGCCGCGTCTATAAGCTCATTGCAGGTTCTGCACCACAAGCATTCCATCACAGCCGCGCTAAGGTGCGGCTGTACGCTGGTGGTTTTGCTAATGGTAAGACCACAGCACTGTGCATAGAGACTCTACAGATTCTACGTGACTACCCAGGCGTCAGTGCGATGCTTGCACGTAACACGTTTGCTAACCTAGAGAAGACTCTAGGTCGTGAATTCTATAAATGGTGTCCACCTAACTGGATAAAGAGTGGCACCATCCGCGGTGGCACAGCACATCTAGTTAATGGCTCTACTGTAGACTTTCGTTATCTAAGTCAGCAGTCTAATGCATCTGGTGATTCATCATCTAACCTACTATCAGCCAACTATGGTTTGATTGTAGTAGATCAGGTAGAAGATCCAGACATCACTGAGAAAGACTTTGATGACATGCTAGGGCGTCTACGTGAGCAGGTGCCACTAGACCCTAATGGCGACCAGACTATGCCTAAGACTGGTCCGCGTATGATGCTACTCAGTGCTAACCCGTCACTCGGCTGGGTATACACTAAACTAGTGAAGCCTGTGCATGACATGCGTGCAGGTATTTGGAATGATGACTTACTGTGCGTGCGTAATCCTAACACTGGTGAACCTGTGTTAGACGCTAACGGCCATGTGCAACCACTCATTGAAATATTTGAGGCAAGCACTTATGACAACGCGCAGAACCTCGAAGCAGACTTCCTCCAACTCCTTGAATCCAAGTACCGTGGCAAAATGCGGGACAGGTATATCCTGGGCAAGTGGGTGGCCTTTGATGGAGTCGTATATGACGAATACGACCCTACCATACACCGGGTTCCTGATAACTTTATACGAAACCACATATCCTCACTTCGCGTATCTGGACAACAGCTTGGAGTCCTAGAGGGCTATGACTTAGGCATTACCTCACCTAGTTGCTATGCACATGCATGGGTAGATTACTGGGGTAATGTGTTCGTCACTGATGGATTCTATGAACCTAATCTTGGTATCATTGAGCAAGCGAATAAGATAAAGCAGATTCGTAGAAAGAATGGTCATGATCCAGAGGACATGACTGCTGAGGTCAATGCTGATCCACAGATATTCAAGACTACATCAGTCAATGCGCATAACATTGGTAAGTCAGCAGCAATGCTATTCCGTGAGGAAGGTGTTGCAATGCGTCGAGCCAATAACCAGATTATGCCTGGCATTCTAAATGTAAAGCAGTACCTTGCTATACAGAAGTCAGTAATCAATCCATTCACTGGCGAGCTAGGTTCACCTAAGATCTTCTTTAGTGACAAGCTCTCATGGATGCATGATGAAATGACCACATGGCGGTGGAAGAAGAATCGTAATGACGAATCAATAGATTCACCAGTAGATGGTGATGACCACGCCATGGATATGCTTAAATACATGCTGTCAGGCACAGTCCGTAAAGGCAAGACTGTAGCGCGCCGGCAGTATAAAGTCCCTACAAAGCTCTTGCAATGGAGCGAGGGGCCTGATAGTGATGACACCACGAACCGCAAGCAGCATAGGTATGGATGATGAGTGATAGTCTATTCCCAACTAGCGATGAGAACATTGCTAACTTTATGTCTGAGAGCGGTGTTGATCCGTATGCAGAAGAACAAGCGTATGTGCCTATCTATAAGGTAGATGCATCATCTAAGATTCTAGTAAGCAGTAAGCAGGGTAAGTATTACCAAGGACAGTTTGATCTAGGTAGTAAGTCACGTAAGACGCATAGCACATCATGGGATGAGGCTATTCGGTACTACAATAACGCACAGGACGGTCATCGTGCTGGCATTGAAGGGCAGTCTGGCAATCAATACTTTGCTATTCGTCACAACAAGCACAATAGCGAAACTGAGAACGTAGTCTACGCTAACGTGCGTGCGATGATTCCAGCAGTGTATGCTAAGAATCCGACTGTAGAGTTCACATGCGATGCTGAACAGTACAAAGACTATGTGCAGCAACTAGAATGGGTAGTGAATAAGCTATCAGACGTTCGTGCTGCACCAGGTCTTAACCTAAAGATGCATGTGAAGCAAGCAATCACATGCACTGAGCTGTGCAACATTGCATGGCTAGAGGTTGGATACACTACTAAAGATGTATCACGTGAAGCAGCAATGAGTGAGTTAAATGATCTATCAATCAAGCTAGAAGAAGCCAAAGACGAGAAGGCTATTCGTGAGATTGAGGGCTGCATTATGGCCTTAGAGGATCAGATGGATTCAGTGAATCCTGCTGGCCCATTCGTTAAGTACCGTCCTGCACATAGCATCATTGTAGATGCCGCATCTGTGCTACCTGACTTCTCAGATGCACAGGTAATGTTCAGTGATGAGACATGGCCTACTGCTTATCTTAACGCACGGTATGGTGAGAAGGATGAAGATGGCCGTGTGATGAGCATCTATGAGCCTACAGCAGTGCTTAGCGCTGGTGCAGACTCTGCTCTAGACATTGAATCATCACTCACTAACATCATTGAGAATAACTCAGAGCCTAAAGCATACGGTTATGAGAATGTAGACCAGTTAAAGAAGGCATACCGCACACGATGCATTCGTGTATGGGACAAGCGCACTCGTCGTGTGAGTCTGTATGCATTCAATAAGTGGGAATGGCCTATCTGGGTAGAGAATGATCCTTACGGACTGCCTACATTCTTCCCATATGTACCTATGGTGTTTAATACTACGCCACTAAGCGCATATGCACGGTCTAACGTATCGTATTACCTAGACCAGCAGGACGGAATCAATGAGATTCACTCACAATTCCATCGTGAACGCAAGGATGCTATTGATAACGTACTGTTTGATAATCGCTTTGACAAAGAGACTATTGAGAAGTGGTTGACTGGCGGTAATTCACCTACTGCACACGGTGTAGCCGTACCAGATGGCCTAAAACTATCTGATGCACTCATGCAGAAGCCTAGCGTACTAGCATCTAAGCTGCCATTGTTTGATACGCAGCGTCTTATGTCATCTATCGACCGTGTATCAGGCATGACAGACATCATGCGTGGTGTGCAGTTTAAGACTAACACAACTAACAAGGCTATTGAGTCATACAACAGCACCACTGCGACACGTCTAGATGAACGCATCGACTCTATTGAGGATGCAATCGGTTGGACGCTGTACAATGTTGCATACGTGTGCGCTCAGTTCATGTCTATTGACCAAGTGGTTATGCTCATTGGTGAAGAACGAGCAAAGGCATGGTCTAACTATGGCGCGGATGAGCTGCGTCACATGTTTACGTGTGAAGTAGTTGGTGGTTCTACACAGAAACCTACACGCGATGCAAAGCGTCAGCAAGCATTGCAGATGGTAGACCTACTATCTAAGTCACTACAGTTTGCACCATCTACTACAATGAAGATTATCCTTACTGTGCTGGATGATGCATTCAATGATCTAACACTGCCACCTAACACGTTCGATAATATTGCAGAAGAAGCAGCAGTAGCAATGCAACGTGGTAACAGTGTGCAAGGTGGTGGTGCAGCACCGAGCGGTAGCATGACACCACAGAGCATGTCACCATCTGCACAACCAAATGGCGTCGCTACGCCCCCTGGTGAGAACATTGGTGAGCTTGTAAAGGCCATTGATGCTCTACCACCAGAAGCTAAACTCGCTCTTGGTCAGATTCTATCCAAGGGTGTATCTATTGCAGAGGCTCTACCAGAAGTCTTGCAAGCTGCTCAACAATCTGGTCCACCAACAGGAGCTATATAATGTCTGGCACACAGGATATTAACGAAGACTCACTGCTTAGTAACATTGATGCCATGCTCGGGGATGATGTAGACGATGCGCCCACGGAAAGTGAGTCAACATCTGATACAGAGACACAGCAGAGCGCAGAAAGTGCAGAAGCGCCTACTGACCAACAAAGCAACACAGCAACTCAGCCAGATACTGGAACAGCAGATAGGCCAGCACAACAATATGCTGAGGTCCGACCAGGAGCCAGAATTGACACTCGCAAGCTACCAGCAGATGCATCTGGAAACTTAGTAGATCCAAAGAGTGGTAAGATTGTAGCACGTGCTGGCACAGAGCGTGCGTACTTTGAACAAGCACGCAACACGTTCCGTGACCTGGAGCGTACTCGCAATGACTATGGCGCAATGCAGCGTGAGCTTGAAGCGTACAAGTCAGCAGCAATAATGCCAACACAGTTGGGCCTAGCACCAGCAGAGACGGCTATTGCACTACAGTTCATGGCTAAGTATATCAATGATCCACAAGCAGCCGCTCGTGATCTATTGACTGACATGCAAGCTAAAGGTTATACTATTGAGGAAATTGGTAGAGGCACAGATGCCGCTGCCATGAAGGCTATGATCGAGAACGCAGTCAAACCGTTTGTTGATGATAGACAAAGCGTACTTAAGCAGGAACAAGAGTCAAAGCGCATTGAGCAAGAATGGGATGATGTAGAGTCACGTCACCCATGGCTTGGTAATCAGGATGAAGCACTCAGCAAGATTATGATTGAGGCTGATCTATCGCTTAAGGACGCTGCGCTAGAGTTAAAGGTTTGGGCTCTTGAACATGGCTATGATCTAAATCGTTCAGTGATGGAACAGATCGCAGAACAAGGTCAGGCACAACAGCAGGCACCAGTCCAACAGGCACCAGCACAGCCGCAACGGATGAATAGAGCGCAGAGCGTTCCACCGTCGGTTGCTGACGGAGCCATGCCGCTAATGCCACGTAACGGTGCGCAGACTGCGAACCGGAACAACACAAAAGACATTATCCGTGATTCAATGAAGCAGTTTGGCTTCCGATTCGAAAGGTAACTTAAATGGCTGCGTCAACTACATACAGCGCGTCTGGTACGCTGTCTAACGTCATTCATGCAACGCTAGACAAGTCCCGTCGTGACCTCATCCTTGCATCTGCTAAGTCTAATGCATTCTATGCATGGATGATGGCTAATGACAAGGTAGAGCTTGAGGATGGTGGTGCTAACATCACCAATCCAATGATTGTTGGGCGTAACCCCAACATGTCTACCTACCAATACTATGACGAGCTGCCCATTGGTCAAACCAATGAGCTAACCACCATTGGTTACGGCTGGTCACGCTTCGGTGCAACCTACATCGTGTCCGATCAGGAAGTCGATGAGGCCACTGGTGAAGCTGCACTAGTCAAGCTCATGGACGTGAAGCTAACTGCACTTAAGGAAGGCATCACGGAGAAGTTTGGTGAGTATCTATACGGTGTTGGCGGTGGTCTTGATCCTCTTGGCCTACAGTCTCTCATTCCTGATGACCCTACTGCTGGCACTATCGGTGGTCAGTCTCGCTCTGATGCGCAGTTCCGTACTTCTGCTTATCAGTTCTCTGGCAACCTTGATGCTACGAACATCGAAGAAGCATTCGATGACGTACTGATGGATCTAAAGCTACGTGGTGATAAGCCTGATCTTATCCTCATGGGCCGTAACATCTTCCGTATCTATCGCCAGGCTATCCGTGACAAGTTCACGATTCCTCTCGCCCAGACTAAGGGCGGCAAGTCCATGTTCGATCTAGGATTTGAAGGCTTCTCACACAATGGTGTGGCTTGCATGTATGATGAAGATTGCGGTGTGAACCGTGCATACTTCATTAACAGCAAGTACCTTCGTCCACATATCTTCAAGCATGTGAACATGAAGGTCAAGGACCTATCTGCTCCTTGGTCAATCGACGCCACTGGCAAGCGGATTGTCTGGCAGGGTAACTTCTGCGCATGGAAATTCTTCCGTACACACGCCGTACTGCGCAACGGCACAACTGGTTAAGGAATCTAGGCTATGAGCCGTCCACGCTTTGAAGTAGAGAAGTGCCCCCCACGGGAGGTAATGGAAGTAGTCTATTCTTCGATGAAGGATAAAGATGGCAAGCATCTAGGATTTGAGCGTAAAGAAGAAAAGCGTGTAATCAAAGACGGCTTCATGGCCTACTTCCCACACGGTCATTCTATCTTTGTAGAGAGTGTAGCCAAACTCCGTGAGCTTGGTCTACATGAAGGTATTGGTATCGGTCTAGCGGACGATGTGTCACTCGCTGTCACTGATCCACGTCTACCAATGCCACAGACTGGTAAGTATCAAGGCCCAACACCGAAACAGGCTGTCATGGCAAGCCTTGCCAAGCAGCTTCCAACTGGAGTAATCTCTGATGGCTAAGCGCCGCGCCACTTACTACCCTTCACGCATTAACCTAGCAGTACGCAACAAGTCTTATGTGAGCCACATTGAAGGGCCAGGCATTGTTTATGCCTCCCTCGGCACTCCTAACGCAACTGGTGCCGCACTAGCTACTACTCAGTCTAACGATACCACTGTTGCTGGTGTTGCTGCTGCTGTAAACGGTACTCTTGACCAGACTTCAGTTGCAGTCATGGGTGTGTACGGTCGTGGTCTGTCTATCGTAGCATCTGCTGCCGCTACTAACGTAGTGCAGATTCGTGGCCGTGACTTCCTTGGTCAGTTCATGCGTGAAGATCTAACGCTGAACGGTACTACTGCTGTGCTTGGTGTTAAAGCATTCCGCTATGTGGATAGCATTACGCCAGTCACTGGTACTTCTTCTACTACTGTGACTCTGACGATTACTAACCTGTTTGGTCTACCACACAAGTTCCAGTCCATCGACCAGGAATTGAAGAACAGTATCGTAGCAGCCAACGCTGGTACGTTCGTTGCTGGCCTAGCCACTGCTACTGCTGCTACTGCCACTAACGCAGACGTTCGTGGTACGTATCTACCAGTCACCGTGCTACCAGATGGTGTCATCCCTCTAGCGCTACGGTACTTCGCGGATGAGTCTAACCTAGACGGTAACGCGCAGTTCTTCGCCTAATCCACTAAAGCCCTAGCGTAGAAATACGCTAGGGCATTTGGAGTCTTATGCATGGCATTCTTGTCGCTTACTGATCTAATACAGAAGGTAGTACGGCGCTTGGGCCAGGTATCTGGTGCAGGCGCACAGTTGTATTCAGAGGATCTAATCTCTGACTACATCAAAGAAACATACCAGCAAGTGCGGTCTATGCATTGGTGGGATCAGTTGATGACGTGGCAGTCTAGTCAGCTAGATGGCTCAACTGGTTTATGCACTACAACATTTGTAGGTGCAGCTGATGGATTCAAAGACGTACAGGTTGTTCGCTATGGCAATAATCAGTACAACCTACCACAGCTTGGTATGAACAATCCTAACCGTGTCACTGGCACCATCCCTAGGTACATTGAACCACTCACGCAGACGGATGATGCAACTAACTCATACCTGTTTCGTGTATGGCCTAAAACTGCTGTGACAACCGCAGCATTGCCATTGCGCACTCGTGTACGCCTAGACCCTGCAAGCCTGTTTACTACACCAACCGTGATTGTGCCGTTTGATAGTGCAGTGCTCATCAATGGGGCAGCATACTCATTCGCCGCGGATGACGGAGCTAACCCAGCACAGGTTGTTAAGCTCGGTCAAGCATACAAGATGCGGCTAGATGAATTAGTTAAGCAGCACAACAGCGGTGCGATCATACTAGACTCTAGGCAGTACACGCCTATTGGCCTAGACCAGTGGGTGGAGACACCATGGTAGGCAACCTCCCACAAGTCAGCAAGCTACAAGCAGCCATCGCTAAAGACTTTAAGGGTGGCCTAAACACATTCGATACGCCACTAAATCTTAGTAGCAGATTTGCTACTGAGCTAGTGAACCTGTATCCAGACACTAATGGCCGACTCAATCTGCGTTATGGTACGTCATTGTTTAGTGACCTGACTAGTCAGCTAAGCACTATTGTTAACTGCTTCTACTACAGTGGTTACATCATTAGTGTAGGCACTAATGGTAAGGTCACTGCTACCGATGCAGTCGGCACTAACACAATCATCTGGTCCAGCACTGTTTCTGCGGCACTCCCTGGTGCTCCGTCTGCATGGTCCACAACCACCTTTGCATCATTCACACAGTTCAGTGGTAAGCTCATCATATGCAATGGTGTAGACAAACCGATTGTTGTGACATCAACACTGTCTGTGTATTATCTACAGGACGCTGGCACAGGTTCTAACGTGAACGTGCCGCGTGCTAGATACTGTGCTGCGCACAATAACTATCTAGTTCTGTGCGTCACACCTACAGACACAACCACATTGTACATTGGCTCTAAAGGAACCACAGGCACCTTTGCTGGTGATCCTGGTGCAGACAATGATGGCATCAACTTCAATACTGCTACGTACATTACACAAGGTGCAACAGCAATCACAGGACTGACTACGTTCCGTGACCGACTAGTAGTTACGTATCGTGAAGTCTCGATTGCAATCTTCTTAGGTGTATACACAGGTACAGTGCATACGCCACGCATGGATGACGTGATTCCATCACATGGCGCAGTAGCACACCGCTCATTGCATGCGCTAGGTGATGACGTGCTCTTGCTAGACTCTACTGGTGTATCTTCACTAAACCGTGCTACGATTACTAATGCACTTACACCACAGCGTGAGACTGTGCTTATTAGTGCAGAGTTTCAGAAGACACTAAGCACGCTTACGCTACAGCAGTTGAGTGACCAAGTATTCGCAGTGCATGACCGTCTTAGTGAGCATGTGATCTTCTTCATTCCTAGCACTGGCACATCTACATGGGATGACAATCAGCCATGGGATGACGGCACCACATGGACTAATGACGCATCTGCTGTGTATGTCTATTGCTACAACCGAGCACAAAGGTTTAAGGCATGGACTAAGTTTGCTGGCATGACTTACAAGTCAGGTTGTCGCACAGAAGAAGGTCGTGTGTTCCTAAGCCTAGACGGAAAGCTGTACTACTACCGTAATCAGTTTGACCGTCTGCACATGGATTATGCAACACTTGTCAGTGGTTCGTATGTAGGCACACCTATCGCATTCACGTATTCATCTCCATACAGTGATCTAGGTGATCCTGGCGGTACAAAGTATAGTCGTTACTTGCATCTTACTATGGAAGGTGCAAGTGTTGCTACAGTAAATATGTACATTGATCGGCAGGATACCACACCTGCTGTGTCCATGGTAATGCAGCAGCTTACTACAGTGCAAGCAAGCTCTGGCGAAGCATTACGTCCTGTGAACAACGAGCAACTGTACGCATGGCATAGTAAGTTCATACGTGCAAAGTTTAACATCATAGGTTCTGCGTCAGCATTCACATCCATTGTGTCAGTTGGTATGCGGTATCTTAAAGGTTCATTGAGGAGATAAGCATGACAAGTGCAATTGACCCGAACATCATTGTTGTTGGATCACCAGTAAGTAAGTCAGCAATGAAGACGCAGCTTACTACTGCTGCTAGTGAAATCACTGAGCTACAGAACCGTCCTGGACGACGCAATCGCATTATCAATGGCGCAATGCAAATTGACCAGCGCAATGCCGGCACTGCACAAACTGTCACGACATCTAGCGCTTATACTTTAGACAGATGGATTGTTCTCCCGCTTGGTGCATCTGTCACTTCGCAAAGGGTTGCTGGCCCATCTGGCTATCAGCACACAGCACAAATAACTGGTGCAGCAGGCGTCACTGCTATTAGCTTTGGTCAGAAGATTGAATCAGCAAACACTGCTGATCTAGTGAATCAGAACGTAACGCTGTCAGCCACTATCTCTAATTCTTTACTAACAACAGTAACTTGGTCGGCGTTCTATGCTAATGCTGTAGACAATTTTAGCACAACAACGCTGATAGCGTCTGGCTCATTCACTGTAACATCCACTGCAACGCAGTATTCTGCTACGTTTAATGCTGGTGCAAACGCAGCAAATGGTATTGTAGTCTACTTTAACGTAGGTGCGCAAATCTCTGGAACATTGAAGATTACAGGTGTCCAGCTTGAGCTTGGATCAGTTTTATCAACCTTTGAGCGCCTGTCTATTGGCGAGACGATGTTGTTGTGTCAGCGGTATTATGAGAAGTCTTACAATGACAGCGGAAAGCCGGGTTCAGCCCCCGGAGGCGGCAACGCAACTTTTAGTTTAAGAACCGGATCGCTTAATGGTGCCGGGTCTAATTTTCCATTTAATGCTCGTAAAAGAGCAACCCCTACAATGGCTATTTATGACGGGGCAGGAACACCAAACGCAGTTAGCTATTATACTTCATCCTGGAATAACGGCGGCAGTGTGTCGTCTTCTCCTGGGTATCAATCGTCTTTTTATATACAAACAGATATAGCATCTAGCCTTTTGATTAATTTTGATTGGACGGCAAGCTCGGAGTT